CAATACTCTGGAATGAGATCTTGTGAAGTATGTGAGAATGATCAATTCTCCATAGATGTTGCAAACGATCAAGTGATTCATACAGTCACAGAAATGGACCCGAAAAAACGAGGCTCCATAGTTGGAGCCTATGCCCGATGTTTCCGGAAAGATGGTGAACCTTCATTGGCCTTCGTTCCAATTGGGGACTATGACAAAGGAGGTCGGGGACCTTGGACAACTCATAAAGCCGACATGATTAAGAAGGTTGCTGAAGTGAGAGTCTTGAAATTGGCCTTTGGATTTGCAGGAGTTCAAAACCCTTATGAGTGGGATGTGGATTCAACCGGAAAGACTATGCCCATTAGAACAGAAATAGCCGGGTTTGAATACATTGGACGAATAGAAACCCTTGCAGAAAGTGTACTTGCCGGTGATGAACTGGAAGATTGTCTGGATGAATTGTCACGCGATATTCCAAGATTCAGAGCAGACCAAATCTGGGGTTATCTGAAGGAGAAGCAGTCGCATGATCCTTTAGCCCAAAACGTATTCTCAGGCAGTCTATACGACGAAGTGAAGGACTATGAGAAGAGACACCCGGAAATCAAAAAGGAAGCGACTAAGGCAGTTGAAACGATCAACCTTGACGATGTAAGCGCAAAGATTGTAGAGGCTGAAGCCAAAAGGGAATTGAACTTTATTCAAAAAATGTGGGCCTGTACTGACATTGAAGCACTGGATAAACTCTACAATTCAATTCACAAGAAAAGTGAGTCAATTACGAAAGAGTACAAACAAATCAAAAAAGAAATCAATGGTTAATTTTATTAATCGGAGAAATCTGACATTAGGAGTCCCAAGGATTCCAGTGTTCAAAGCCTACCTGTATAAAGCAGAGAAGATATTTTTCTTCTTCAATGTTTTATCTGAGAAGTGCATAGCTGCTTCAGGAGTTCAATCTAAAGTACACGATTACTTGATTGACATTGGGTACACAGAAGGCATAGGAAGCTACCAAGACATTCTTGATACTGGAGATAAAGATGCATGGGTAGAAATTCACATGGAAATGTGTACTGAAGTAGCCATAGTAATCATGAAAAGAGAGGGTATTTACCATGAATGAAAAATTCGAAAATGTTGCAGAACAAATGGGTCGAGATCTTCTTGCCCAAGGAGAATTGGCGTGGGTGGAATTTATAGTGTGTATGGGTGATTCAGTAAGCCTGAATGAAAGGGATAAGGATATGTTTATTGCTGGACACCTAAGGGGAGCTACCAATGGTCTACTGCTCTACAAAAAAGCACATGACTCACTCGATGACAAAGACTAAGTTTTCGAAAGGGGACAAAGTTTCCTTCAAAAAGAAAGGTAAGTGGTACTATGGGACCATATATGACGGAGAGTTGATTGCTGGTTCCACCTATTACCGGATCAATTCAAAAGAAGAAGAAGCCAAATTTGGTAGAGTAATTAAAAATGAAAACGATATAAAGTATGCGTTTGACAATTGAAATCCTGAACAAGGAGTTAGTGATGTTATTCATAGAAGAACGTCGAATCCGAGAGGTCTGTTCAAAACAGATCATTGAAGACAATCAAAAGTTAGCCTTGAAAGAAATTGAATCGAGAGTCCATGAACTCACAAACACTCTGGAAACCCTGCTGTTAGTGGAGTCAGTCATCGATAGTTCCAAAAAATAAATTTTCACTTTTGGTTAGACTTTCGAAGAAATGCCTACTTTTACAAAATCAAACAAACAAACAATCAAAACAACACAAGATGAACACAGTAGAAACAGCAAAACAGGAATTAAGCAAAGTAGATTTTCAACACATTATTGCAATAGCAACCAAAAAATTCTCAGATGCTTGTTATGATGAAGGCTTGTCAGTTGAAAAGGCAAAACAATTATTATACAGCAAACAAGGTCTTGATACAATAGCTAAAATAGCAGCCAAATTAATATAAAAATAAAAGCACTAAAAAAACTCACCTCACCTGCTCCGCCTCCTTCATTGGTCGCGGGGTTTTCGAGGTAAAAACAAACAAACCAAGCAAAATGGAGAATTTCAACATTACAATTCAAGAAGAAGTCAAGAAAGCAATGACTTGGCACCAAGCCCCGGAATTTATTCAAGCAATTCGAAGGTCAGTAAAGGTCTGGAGTTGGGGTCCTCAGGCTTTCAAACTTTACGACAAAAAAATAGTTCGATTCAAAGTAAACGCCCACAGATTCAAAGGCCACGTTTATCTCTGGATAAATTTTTCTGATACAATGGAGGTTCGCTTAGTGACAACCAAGGGAAGGTTAGTCAAAGAATGGAGTGGAATTTACATTGATCAAGTCATTGATGTAATTGATCGTGAGATTGAATACATAACAGAATACACAAGATGATACAAGGTTTCGAAGATTACACGCACGAACTTACCAAGGAAGAAATTTCCTTGGCTTTAGTAATGAAAATAGCTTTCATGAATCACCACAACAATGTCAGTAATACTGTTGCAGCCTCCAGAATAGTAGCGTGGGCTAAAGCAAGATTCAACATTAAAATCACAGGTCCAAGAATTCGCAAGATTATTCACTACCTCAGAGTGACTCATGAAATGCCTATAGTTGGAACAAATTCCGGATACTATCAAGCCACCAACAGAGAAGAGGTTAGGAAGTACTTAGTTGGATTGAAACAACGCATTGATAGCCAAGTTGAAATCTATGAGATCATGCAAATAATATCAAACAAATGAAGCAGTACGATTTAAGCAAACTGACACCAGAAGAAAGAGTGTTATGGAATTACTACCAAGATAAACTTCAGTATGAGGGGGTCATAGTATCCGAAAAGGCGAGAAAAAAATTGAAGGAACTTCAGAAAAAAGCCAGTACCAGATGAAAGACCCGGCATTTTTATTCTATTCGTCAGACTTTTTGACTGGAGTTAGTGATCTTACTATGGTTGAAAGGGGCCAATACATCACCCTCCTGTGTCTTCACCATCAAAAAGGACGATTGACACCTAAAACAATTTCTGTAGTCATACAGGACGTTTCTGTGGATGTTCTCGCAAAATTCGAAACGGATGAAGAGGGTAATTTGTTCAACTCCAGATTGGAGGAAGAAATGGAGCGACGAGCAAAATTCAAAAAGAAGCAAAAAATCAATGGGGCAAAGGGAGGTAGACCAAAGAAAACCCAAACCATAACCCAAAGAAAACCCAAAGCAAACCCTTTAGAAGATGAAGATGAAAATGAAACTGAAACAATAGTTAGAACAAGAAAAAAGAAATTTGAAAAGCCAAGTATCGAAATGATCCAATTGCAAATGCAAGCAAAGGGATTAAGTCCGGATGATTCATTTTTGGAAGCTGAGAGTTTTTTCGATTACTATGAAAGTAACGGATGGAAAGTTGGAAAGAATCCAATGAAGTCCTATGCACACTCAATAAACAACTGGATACGAAACAAAGAAAAGTTCACCAATGAAAAACAAAGTCCAAAAGATCGACGCTCAAACCTTGCCAACATTCTCAACCAACGTGGACATATCAATAGCCATGAAGAGTGAGTACCAACTGAGTAAGTTGAAGAGATCCGGGATTGGAATTTCCTATGTAGCAGCTATGCTGAACGAATTGACTGCATTTGTTCGATGTGATCTGAATGATTTACAGGTGGTCCAAACTGCAGAAATGATTTGTCAGGAATTTTGGTACCTGAAAGCTGAAGAGTTAATCTTGATATTCAAGAAGGGAATGAAGACCAAACAGTATGGTGGATTCAACTTCCAGATCTTCTGTGAGTGGGTTCAGAATTACGAGCAAAGCAAATTGGAGGTCATAGAGAGTATGCATCAATCCATCAAGGGGAAATATCACATCAATGCTGAAAGGACCTCAGAAGTAGCCAGAATAAGCAAGGAGTCAATTGACTGGGCAAGTCAGCAGAAAGCAATTCAAAACCTGAAGAAATGAGGCACGGAAGTCTATTCTCTGGAATTGGTGGCTTTGACCTTGCTGCAGAATGGATGGGGTGGGAGAACGTCTTCCATTGTGAGTGGAACGAGTTCGGAAGAAAAGTATTAAATCATTATTGGCCTGAATCAAAAAGCTATGAAGACATCACTAAGACAGACTTCACTATTCACAGAGGAGAAATCGACGTACTCACCGGAGGATTCCCATGTCAACCATACTCAACAGCCGGAAAGCGAAAAGGGAAGGAAGACGAACGCCATCTCTGGCCTGAAATGCTTAGAGCAATTCGAGAGATTAAGCCGACCTACGTTGTGGGCGAAAATGTTCGCGGCCTTGTTAATTGGTCAGGGGGATTGGTATTCGAGGAGGTGTGCGCTGACTTGGAAGCTGAAGGGTACGAAGTACAGCCGTTTCTACTTCCAGCTTGCGGCAAAGACGCTCCACACAGAAGAGATCGAATCTGGTTTGTTGCCCACCGTAACAACGGAAACGGGGAGAAAGTCGGACTTCAAGCAAGGAGGGAAGAGTATTTGGACGGGCTTAAAGACGTCAGGGATGCTGCCAACTCCAAGAGAAGCCGCAGCGAGAGGGAACACATCAATAGACAGAAACAAAGGAAACTTGGAAGATGTGATAGCGAGAAT